GTTTGGCCTTAACAGCCTCCCGCCGTAGAGAGACCAATACTCATTATCACGCCCTTAAGAGGCGATCAAATGAGCAACTTGGTATCTCCCACTCGGGGCTTTCGCCCCCCTCTACCCTTTACCAGGGTGAGGCATATCTCAGCTTGATGTCGACGCGCTGAGGGCGTCCAGAACGCTCTAAGTGCTCTTTATCGACAGATGGCTGTCTGCCGAATTCGAGGTCTGTGTAATATCTTTCGATATCATCACGTTGACCCCGTAGGAGGCACTTAAGTAAGGCCCCACTACCATCCAACGAATTGGTTGGTATTTTAGTGGACACCTGCCAACCCTTGACAAGAGGGCTAAACAGGGTTTCATGCATCTTCTCGGCTTGGTAGCCAAGGGATGTATGACGGCCTAACACCGGGGAGGACGGAGACACATCGGGGAAGTAACGAATTACACCCCGAATGTATTTGTCCAGCCATTTCACCGTACTCCAGTAACCAGCTTGAAACAGCTGATTACGAAGAGATACGATTGAAATAACTCCGGTAGCATCCTGCCGTTGTGCAGGGAACATATTTCGAACGCGGACTATACTAACGTCCTCGCCGTCATAGTATTCCTTGCCACAAGACTCTCTGAACTTTCCAGTCCAGAAAGACTTGTCCCCACTAACCCGAAACCCAAAAGCTTCGAGCGTGGGCACAACGGTATGCACATAATCTACGGGGACGATAATATCGTCTCCGTAGACACGCACCTTACTCCGTAGCATGGAAATCATGCGTGGAGTTAGGGGTGTGCGTTGGCTTCGTTCAATCCCAATGAAGATGATGGTCAAGAAAACCATCGCCTCGAAGGGAAAGCACAAAGCCGAACCCATAGATGCGAATTTGCTGAGGCGAATAGACTTTACTTCGCCATCAACAGATACATCAGCCTTCCGTGACCTGCATGCGTCAACGGCCCCATGCAATGAGGGCCAGAAACGGAGCAGAGAACGTACATGCTGATTCGAGACACGATCGGACGCTTCACTCAAATCGAGCGTAGCGAGTTCCCTTGTCAAGGAACCTTCGAGGGCCATCCGCTGATTAGGCGTTTGGTCATCGAAACCGAGCATGACACCCAGATTCTTACATTCTGAGAGTCTGTCTAGAATTACAGGGAGGACCGCCTGCTGTGCGTACTGCATAGCTGTTGGTTCAACCCCGATGATCCTAGGTGTCTTGAGCGTCTTAGGCACTGAGATAACCCTTACGGGAATCTCGGCACCGGGTTCGAGGATGGTGACTTTCTCCAACTCATCGTAATAACGATGATTGGGGAGCAAATAGTCTCCCAAGGGAAACCATTTGTCCAGTCGCTCCGGCCAGGTAGTCTGACGATATTTCGCGTTTCCGCGAAGTTTATCGGCAGTTGCTCCTGGGCCATGCCTCGGTATAAGCTTATCGCCCTCATAGATATCTCTATCTATTTTGGAGAAAGCTTTGCTGAACAACATGGCGGATACGCGTTGGAAGTCGGCTCGATCAGAGCTTTCCAACAACGCATCATGTTTCCGGACATCCTGCTCACACTGGATATAACCACGCATCGCTGCATTCTCTCTCGCATCGCTGCAAGGGAGAAGCATCTTGCCAAACATCAGTGTTAACTGACGTAGGGCGAGAATTGCTTCGATGTTAGGTTCATCCAGAAGCACACCACTATCGCGATCGAACACAAGATCGAGGAAACCTCCGAGAAATCGGGGGAGACCTCCTTTTCGTTGGAAACCAACGAAAAGACGTCGATCTACATAGCCTTGGTCCAGGGCCCTTTGGAGGTCCTTGCCAAAGCTAGGTAGGGTTATCGTAAGAAAAGATAACCCTTCATGTTCAGATCGCACCTGGACTGTTTTGCAGTCCATGGTGGCGCTAGTGCAACACCAGATGGCAGATTCCTCCGCCATCTTTTTCCAGAGCAACAGTAGGCTTTTCATAGCCCCTCCTAATAGAGGTGGTCTAATCCTAGTCTACTGCCATTCCACAGCTTTAGAACAACGTGAGCTGAAGAAAGCCTCGCGTCGAACTATTGCTACCACGAGGGACGCGGAAAGGAGACAAAACCTTGATCCAACAGCTGGAACAGGAGCCATGGTGATTGATAAAGTACACCTCATCCAAGAGGGTCTTATCTACCGCCAAGGACACCGTTTCCGGCTGCAAGGGGTCGGGCTTTGTATCCAATCTCTCAGCGATTTGCTTTGCGAGATTTTCCCAGCCCGGTATGCGAAGTACGCAACCAGGACCTGAGATATCGCAGGCAAAATCACATTGAGATCCCACATCCATCCCTAACTCTCACCAGCAAGCAACTTGGTGATGAGCGTGTCAGGTCCAATCGCTGCTTGATCACGCAGACCGTCATAAACGGCCAGCTGATTAGCAGTGGTGTATCCTACATTCAACGCCGGAACATCAAAGACGATGTAACAACTCATCGAAACCTTGATGTTGTTGGCGGGGATGTATGGATCCGCCGTGACCTTGGAATGGTCGAGCCTCAAGACTCGCCGAGTCCTCCGACCGTAGTTGGAGGACGAGGAGAGCTTGACTAGTCCGTCAGCGCTCGTATACTCGCTCTTATTCACTCCCACAGAAGTTCGTGGAAGAGAAATGGGAACGGCATCGATCGTTACGGACTGGGGGTCGGCGAATGACATTAGACGTGCTCCTTATCGCATCCTTGGTAGGATGCAGTGGTTTACGACGAGTGCAAATGCACCGTCTAACGACTCCGGGACAATCCCAGAGCCGTGAGTATGGCACCTTGGCGCGGTGATAAGCCGTCCCAAGTAATGCCAAAACCAAAGGGGTTTGCTCTAACGCGTCTTTTCGTTTCAGTAACGAAGGACACGTCAGACACTGGTACCTTCCGGGTAGTACCCGAAGGGTCCATGGAATACGTGTACTTACTGATGGTATGTTCCATCATGTACCCGTATTGCATAACCAGACCGTCGGTTGCCCAGTCAGAGAGATTCGAAATGACATCTCCCGTATTGGAAAACCAGTCAACGGCCCAGCTCCATGGGGCGATATTCCAGAGTACTTCTGGCGTTAGGTCTATGCCGAATAACTTATCGGCGCGCTGAGCCATACTTTTCATTGCATTACGGGAATCGTACCCCGTAGGCAAGTGATAGGTAAAAGCTCCGCTAAACCATTGACGACGACTCACTGTGTGAGTCCTAATACCGTCTCCATACGGTGCACCTATGATCGGACTGCCCGGCCCCGGCTTCATAACTCCATTGTAGAAGTTAGAAGCAAGGGTCAGTTTAGTCTGACTAAGTTGCTCCGTTTTCTGTGGGAAGTTGTAGCGACGACGAACTATCCTACCGGCATCACGCTCGTACTGCTTTAAAACAGTATCTGCGTGACGGACCGCATGTGCAAAAGAACGCACATCGTCCACGATAGGTAGCCAGCCAAATTCAACGTTTAGGAACTCAGAGCCAGCCTGTTTAGGGCCAACACTGCGATCCTTCCACGTTTGGGAACCAACAAGAGAGGGCAAGCCCTCTTTCATCAATTCCCCTAGGAATGTGGCAACGTCAGCTACTGAATTCGTCGGTTTACAACGAGCGATCGCAGTCGCACCTAGCGCATTGAGTGAAGAAGTTCCACTCTCAGCACTTGGTGGGAAAACGCGGTTCGTTGATACATCGAAGTCCGCAGGGTGTATGGGCCCATCATAAGTATGATGAGTCCAAAACGCTGGGTCTCCGAAGGCGAACGAAGAACCTTCAATGTGAACGATCCTGTTCGGATCAATCACATATTGCTTCTTCGTATAGAAATCGCCACCGACATCACCTTTGATTTTCTCCCTTTTACGGGAGTGCCAAGGGTGACCTTCCGATACAGTCTCCTGTATCCCCTTCACGGGGGCCGCCATCTCGTTTGTCGTGTCCGTGTTCGTTCCGTTAAAGGAACGCTTCCGGTATCTACCCTTACTAAAAGTATGGATAGTTTCACGACGGCGAGACGTTGGTCCTGTGTAAGGCACAGAAGCTCCTCTGGTTTATCTCGAGTTACCTCGAGTGGTGTAATGCACTGCGTCGGCTGCCCTCTCTCGAG